GGTATTACTGGAATATGATATAAAAGAGATTATATCTAATGCAGTTTTCACCGATTTACCCCCTATTTATTAGCCTTTTCATACTTTTCAATTTTGTATGGGTGTTTTTCAATTTTTGTTGCACCATTAACTAATTTTTCTTTAAGATGTTTTTGAATTGAACCAACAATACCTTGAACCTCATCACCAGTCATAATAGTAGTAATACCAGCTTTTTCGTTAAAAACTTTATACAAAATATTTTTTGCAAAAGGATTATAAGTAGGTTTTACCTCTACACCAGTAACTTGAGCAATTTTTTCACCCAATAAAGCGTTTTCTTCTGCTGTGTTTGCCTTTAAATTAGACAATTCAGTTGCAAGCTCGTTGTTACGAGTAGCCAAAGCCTCTAATTGTGCCTTATTTTCTTCTGCTTGAGCTTTTAATTGAGCTTTAAACTCATCTGCTTGAGCTTTCAATAATGCTTGTACATCTACTTGAGGCTCTGCTGCTTTTGTAGTTGTTTCGTTTTTATTTACTTCTGCCATTTGTTTTACTCCTTATTTTGTGTACTACAACCATATCGAGAAACACCTCGAAATGGTATTAAATCAATAAAATAGGGGCATTAAGCCCCTATTATTATGCTGCGATTGTGCATTCGCATTTAGAAAGACCTTTAGGTAACAATGTTTTACCACCGTAAACATAAAGACCTCTTACTAAATCGTTAAAGCCACTTTCAGATCTCAAGTGTTCAACTTTTGAAACTTGACCAGCGAAAGTGATAGCGTCCTCGATACCAGCAAGAACCTCAACTTTACCCTCAACAGTTTTCATATTAGTTGCAACCATTACGTCAAAACCACAGAAGTCGTACACAGTACCCTCTCTGATAGTTTTATCCGCTAAAGCTGATCCTCTATCTTTCATTTCAGGAGAAAGTAAGATAAGAGCCTCAATATCAGGGTTTACAACTGCCCACGGACGGCGACCAGCTGCGTCTTTACCTTTTTGAGAGATAGCGTTTGATGTTCTCAAGCATTTTTTCAACTCAACAAACATTTGATAAACATTATCTTTTGTTAGAGATTTTGCTGGAACTACGTTTGCAGCGTCAACGTCTGCTCTTTTTGATAAAAGAAAAGTATCTTTAATCATTTCAATTGCAAACGCTGCTCTTGCGATATATTTATCAGTTAATTTTTGGTTTGCTTGAGCTTTTGTTACATCATTAACCTTGAAAGCGAAATATTTTTCTTGATCGATTTCAAGAGCTAAATCTGTTGCTGTTAAATCTTGGTAGATCAACGCAGTATCTGCCTCGTGATCCAAAATGTCAATATCGCCAACTTCTTGAATATTAACTTTATCGCCACATTGTTTGATTTCGCCCTCGTAATCCTTGTTTACACAATCTTTCATTACGCCGACATCATCAAGTTTTTTGTTTAATTTTTTGCTCCAAAACTCTGGAATAAATACACCTAATTTTTTTGTGTTTTTTGTTGCTACTGACATAATTTTAACTCCTTATAATTTTTAAATGTGTTACTCAACTAAGCCCGCAGCTACTTGCTCGCTAATTTTAGCCTCATATTTTGCAAACTCACGATCGCTCATTTTTGCGATTTCCGCTCTTGTGAAAATATGATCGTCTTTAAATTTAGCTTTAGAGTTCGTATTTGTTACAAGTTTTTTCTTGTGTGCGTCGTCCTCTTGTTTTGCTGCTTGCTCTTTTATATAGTCCTCAATGGCTTGTTTACGCACATTTGCGACTAATTCAGCAACGCCCTCAATTGTTTCCGGCGGATCATACCACGCATTAAAGACAGTCGGATCGTCTTTGTAGCGTTCTTTGTCTTTTGCCTTTAACTCCTCAAATTTTGCGGTTGCATTGTTTTTAATAGTTGCAATTTCTCTATCTAATTGAGCATTACAATTATTTTGGATATTTAACAATTCAGCCGTGAATTGTGAGGCTTGCTGTGGTGGGAGATTTGCCACAATATCATCAATAGTATTGATTACGGCGTCGCTTGGGATATAAGAGCTATATTTATAACCCAAACCCTGTAAGTGATGTTCATAATCCTTGTTTACTTTTTGACGTACTGCTTGAATTTCCCTATTGACATCAGGTAAAGAGTTCGTTTCCTGAACATTTAATTGTTTCTCAAGCTCTTTAATTCGATTACCTTGTTGTGTAATCTTTGCTTGAGCGTCCTTAAAGCCCTTGTCTGCGTCCTCTTTAGTCTTAAATGTCCCTAAAAAGTTCTCGTTTTCTTCATCTTCTGATGAAGTCGGATCGCCAGCGTCGTCGCCCTCTGATTTGTCCTCCTCGTCGTCAATTTCTTCGTCAAGATCGGGATCGTCGGTCGTTTCGTCCACTTCCTCGATAGTTTCATCATCTAATTCGTTTTCGATTACTTCATTTTCGTCCATTGTTTTCTCCTTATATTTTTGCTATATCGTCCATAGCCCGCTTATAACCCTGAATATAGGCTAGGCTGTCTGCTTTACTGATTAACTCCATTAACTGCCTCTGCTGGTATTCCTTGAGGTATTCCCATTTGTCCGTTATTAACGTCAAATCCTTGAGCTCCTCCAAGAGCTCCTCCGTTGAAAGTTGTTTGTGCATAATCTTGTATTACCTTTTCTTTCTGTATATCGTTTACGTTTTTCTCGATTTGCTCTCTATCGTCTAAAATCACACGCCCAACATTATCAAAATCCATTTGCTCCATAGTCATTTTGAACAGTTCGACAATATCCGTTTTCTTACGCATTTCAGCGTCTTGCATAAAGTCTTTAATAACTGCTAAAACTTCTCTGTAATTTGTAATGCGTTCAGTTTTTGACTTACTATCGGTGTAAATATAGCGATAATTACCATTTCTACTTTCGTCGGTAACTTCGATTTTTTCGCCCTTGTTATTGCCCTTGTCGAATTGATAAATATTTTCTGTCCCAAAGCTCTCATTAGCGATAGTATCGGCGGTTTTTTCAATAACAGGAATGATAATATTTGAATAAATCTTATCTGTAACCCTATTTTGTCTTGTAGATTGCCCCGCTACGACCGCTTTTGTTTCTGTTGCGGTTCTGTCGTTACCTTCCTCCGCTCCTACCATATTTTTAAATATGCCGGTTGCTCTCTCGATTAAAGATTTAAAATAAGATATAAAATCAAATCCAGTTAAAGCCCCCGAAAAATCAACCCTTTCAGGACGCATATTTGTCTTGTTTAGCTCGTCGGTTTTATACTCGATAACCATACCGCCTTTGACTTTGATATTTTTATCGAGCATTTTTGCTGGAGATAACCAAACAGGGTTTATAATTAAATCCAAACAAAATACTTGCTTTGATAAAATTTCGCTTGAAATATCATTTAAAGATTTTGCAACTCTTAACGGGCTTATGCCTCTGCGAGTGTCGGGATCTTCGAGAATATTTCCATATACAAAAGGCTTATGTAAATATGGGTTAGGCTCAAATCTTATAATATGCGTTTGATTAGCAACTACGATTAAATAGTTTCTAATCATTTTATTATCGATCTTGATGTCGCCCCAGTATTCAATAATCTCGATTAAACCGTCTTTGCCCTTGTCTTTGTCCCCGTCTTTTTTGATCTGATATTCTTCACGGTTGAAATCGTCCTCAACCTTTTTCAATTCCTCTTTAGCTTTTGAGGTTAAAGTATAGTTTTTATTATTTATAATATCGTCATAAGTCTTATGAGTTCGATACATCATATCGGAATTTTCAAAATCATCAGACTTGAACGGATCAAAAACAAACTCTAAATTATCAAGAGTTTTAACGGTCGCACCCTCATAGACTAATTTCTCATACTCTACAAAGTTGCGTTTACTTTCCTGTAAGCGTTGATAATGTACATTTGCTCTCTCTACACCACCAAAAAGCCCCGTAAAGTTAGTTATAATGTTATCTTTTAGCTTTTCAATAACATTCTTTTTGCGTCTTACCTTTTTAACTCGTCTTTCCCAGCCTACAAATAAAACAGCCTCGCCACTATCAACGATACACTCTGTCATTTTCTCCATTTCTTGAGAGAATTTTATTTTAGAAAAAGCATTAACTAACATTGCTTTTTGAGTTGAGGCGTGAGATTGGCTTGTTTCGTCCTCTCCTTGACAATCAAACATACTTTCAGGAGTTTTATACACATTTTCGTATAAATGAGCCTTAAAACTTTCTGCAAGTTCTGCCAATTCAGGAAGTTTAAACTTTTTATAGCCTGTTTCTGCGTCCTCCACATAAGATTTACGCTGATAAATTTCGTCCCTTAAAGCGTTTGTTTCGTCTATTTGTGTTTTTCTTGCCTCGTGTAATGCTGAATAACGCTCTACAATTTCACTTGCCACCTTTTTGGCTTTATCTTCGCTTAAATTGTAGGTCTGATCTTCAAACTCGTAAATAAAATCCATTGTTACCTCTTTGCTTTTGTATCAATGACAGCCCAGTAATACTCAACGAGATAGCTCGCAGCGTCGTAAGGGTGTCCTAAAAATTTCTTGTCCTTATCTCTCTCAATTTCTTTTTGTGTCGGTAAATCAATTTTGCTTGTACCGGCTTTAAATTTGAGATTGTCAATGTTATAAATGAGCCATTTACACTTTGGATCAATGTAAATGTTTAATATGCCTTTGTTTGTTTTAACTCTCTGATTAAATGCGTTAATTCTGTTAATAATCGGAGGGTTAAAATCTCTTATATGGAGCTCTACTCGGTCATTGCCAAAATGTTCACGCAATCGCTTTAAAATTATTGCGTAGTTTGTAAATTCACTTGTAGAACTTCGATAATTTCCGCTTGCGTCCCCGTTTATAATGATTTTGCCTCTATGCTCTCCGTAGCGTCTTATAAACTCCTCGACGCATTCTCCCGTGTGCGTGTTCTCCATTACAAGCTCATCAAAATAAAACACTTTTTCCTCTGTTTTATGAGCCATAATCCAGCACATTGGATCGACGTTAAAGTCGCAAGTTAAATGTAAAGGTCTATCAGGATTATAAATAATCGGTTTAATTTGCAACTTTTTATCAAAATTTTTGACAATATTTAATGTAGTTTTGCTTGTAAGTCCTAAATACTCATTGTTGTAATCGTCGGGCTTATGTTCTTTTAAGTCCTCCGCCTCCTGTAAAAAATCAGCTCCCAACCATTCAGGCGGTACGTCCAAATAAGTTGAGTGGCTAACATATCTATTTTTTTTAGGCTTTTCGACTTCTTCATTTACCCAGTTTTTCCCGTCCTCTGGAGGGTTGAACGAATAAAAACATAAAATATTGCTTATGCCTCTAACGATTGATTGTGTAA